ATAGCTCCAACATGAAGTTCTGAAACAAAAAGTGTACTTACACCAACAACCGTAGTTCCACCAATAGGAACAATACTAGAAGATGTAACACTAGACAAAACTAAATTTTTAAATGTTAGTCTATCCGCCATTGAAACTTTCAATGAATTACCTAAAATACCTGCGTATTTTGCTGCCCATAAGCAGTCATACGTTGAGGTAACTAAATCATCATAAGCATCTACATTTTTAATTTTAACAGCAGTACCACTGGTACTGACGGCATTAACTGAAGTAAGAGAATCAATTCTAGATATGTATAGACTGTTTGTATATGATAAAAAGTTTGCTGCAGTAAAAAATGATTCAAAGGTACTATCATTAGGTTTGCCAAATTGTTTTACTAATTCAACTTCTGATGATAATTGTACTGGGTATTCGATTGGACCCCACTGGAACTTACCTGCAAATGCTCCAGTAGATGATGAAACTGCGGGCACAATATTAGTAAAATCTTTTTCTACTATTGTAACTCCAGGACTTAGCGCATATGCCATTTAAATTCTCCTAAGAAATAATATTCTGGGTATACGATGAATCATACTTAAGATTCATTGTATTATTTATAAAAAATTGTATTTCAGAAATTCAAAAGCATAATAGGTGCTTCTGATTCTATTTGTCCATCATCATAAAAACCAAATGGTGTTAACTCTTCTTCTATTAATCTCATTTGGTTTTGATACATCATTTTTCTAAGTTCTACGTTATTTAATTCTTTAAAATATGGTTGTGTAGTTAACCATGAGAAAATAACAAGTCCCATTACTAAATCATCTTTATAACTATCATCTGCTGCGTATGAATCCTTAACTTCAATAAAAGTAGATAGTTCAGAAATAGTATCCATATCATTAATAAGCAGTTTATTTTCTACTAATAATGATTTTAAATTGGCACATCCAATTCTTTTTGTTTTTTTATCAGTGTTTACACCTAAAAACGATCTACCACCAAATCCACCTCCGGCAGATTGTCCTCTATCTAATCCCTTTGGTTTTTTATTTATAATAATCATATTTTCATATTCTAACTCATGATGTAAAATATGTGCCACCTGTTCAGATATATTTATCTCAATTAAAACATAAGCATTATTATAATCTTTTGCTACTTTATATATTATATTTGGAAATAATAAAGGACTTATATGATTATCTTTATACTTAGCAACTTGCTTATAAGGTATTTCTGTAATATCTATGACTTGAATTATAGAATTGTCACCTCCTACACCTTTAGAAGGATCAACTGTCATTATATAGTTTCTACCTCTTTCAGGCGCTTCAAAAACGTCTAAACCTTCTCTTGAATATTCAATAACATTTGGAGATAATTTAGATAATGTTTCAGCCGGTATAAGTGTTAAACTAGAACCTAAAAATGAACATTCAACTTCTTGACAATATTTAATATCACCTAATTGTCTTCGTTGTTCTTCTGCCCAAGCAGCATCTCTTCCTGGAATTTCCCAATATGGAATAAACAGTGGTATAAAGTCATTATGACCTTTTTCTGCATCTGTCCAAAACTTCCAAAAATGATTATAACCAAGTGGAGTAGAACTTAGTAAAATTTTAGATGTTTGTCCTGAAGAAATTGTAGGATAAACAGAAGTAAAAAACTCATCAGCTACTGTATTTGGAATAAACGCAGTTTCATCAATATAAAGCATATTAACAGTTTTACCACGAATACCGGAACCTGTAGTAGCAGCGGTAAATACTTTTGACTTATTTTCTAATTCAATATCACCTTTATTCCAGGTTGTTACTCCACATTTTAACCAATCAGGTAATAACTCAAACATTAGTTGAAGTCTACTCATTACCTCTCTTGCTGCAGCAGATTTATTTGCAAGAATTGCTACATTTTTTGCATCATTAAAATTAACATACCAAAGAATATATGCTGCAGAAGTTTGAGTTTTACCCTGTTGACGACCTTCCATGAGAATAACTTTACGATTCTCATGTATTATCTTTACCTTTCTTTTTTGGCAATCATAAAGATTAAACGGTACAATACCATGGTCAATTGAAATAATTTTACAATAACTATCTATAAAATAAATAGGATCCTGGGCGCACTTAATATATTCTTGTACTTGTTCTTGAGTATATTGAACTTGTACATTTGCCGCCTTTAAATTAGGATTGCTATTATATGTTAATGATGCCATAATAAAACTAATCTATTAAATAGATCGTCTTTCCTTATCAATTTTAGTATTTACTTTAGTGATTGCTTTATTGGCACCAGTAATACGTTTACGCGCTTTGTCCATATCACCCTTTTCAATAGCATCTCGTCTCTCTACTTCATTTTTATCCAAATATGTATTAAGAGTTTTCTTTGATAATTCTGATATCAGTTCCCTATACGATTTCATATATGTTCCTTAAAAGTGTTCTAACCATGATTCTGATGTAATACTTCCATCTGTAGGATCACCTACAGAAGTATAATTAGCAGTAGGTTCATTAGTAACACTATCATTAATATTAGCTTTAACAGTAGTAATGATACCACTTGTGCTATTTCCGCTAAATAAATTTAATTTCAAAGTGAAATTTAATGTATGAGTTACAAATCTTCTAGTAGTAAAATCTCCATCATAATCATCTTGAACCGAAATGCTATTTAAAATAATAGGAATGTCTTGAATAACATTCATTTCAGGAACTGCATTAATTGATAATGTGTATTCAGGAGTAAATGTAGGTAAAATTTGTTCTATTATTTGTAATGCATCTTCTTGAGTTTTTGTCAAAATATACAATGAAATGTCAAGATTATACGGAACAACAGAACTTAATGTACTTAGAGAACTTAAACCATCACCACATTTTATTTGTTGCATTCTGTTTGTTTTTCTTACAGAATCATAAGAATAACCGGTAATTTCAAAGGATATTCTAGGCAATGATGTATATGTATGTCCTTCTAAAGTAGGATCAGAATCTATTCTTACTAGCCACTTTTCCTTTGGTGCATATCCTACTGGAACTTTTAAGGTTTGAATTGTAGTTCCAGTAACAGAACCACCTTCCTTTCTTTCTATTTTAATATTAGAAAAAAGACTGCCAAAACCAATAATAGTTTTTCTTATAATTCCGTGATAAAATGGAGTTTCGTACATTAAATATCTCCGAACGGATTATTAGTATTCCATACAACAGTAGATGCTTCATCTAAAAATGAGTTGTTATCACCGTATGAATCTGGTTTATCTATATTAACTTTAACAACGGCTTCAATAAGTGCACCTACTCCATTCCCAATTATTTCAACATATGGTATAGATTTGTATCCTGTACCAGGATTGGTGATAATAATATCAACAATTTTACCGGCATTACTTCCAGTTCCAATAACCGTGGTTGCGGTTGCTCCATATCCAGTAGAAGATGTAAATTGTACTGTGGCAGTTGAATATGCAGATCCAGTATTTGTAATATTAATAGCAGTTACCTCACCGAAATTACTATCTGTGATATCAGTAGAGAATGTTTTTAATGATTCAAATACATCAATATCAGTATGACCTGTATCAATTCTTTCAGATGCATATTGGAATAATTCTACTTGAAGTTTATAGACATATAATTTGCCTAATTGATAGAATGGATCTTGATGTTGTACAAATTTAATTTCAAATAAACCTTTTGACAATGGGAAATAAATTAAGTCACCTTCATTAGGTCTAGTAGGTACAGTTGTTATACCGTATCTGCCGACAAATTGTTCCCATCTTCTACGGGCAACTACAAGAGTTGCCGATTGTTCTACCATCAATCCAAACTTTTGGATCATGAATCCCTGACCACCAAATGAATCAATGTTTTCAAAATACATTTCTATTGGGAAAGCAGTTTTAAACTGAGATAATCTATCTTCTCCTAGAATATTATCCTTTGCAACTAATGTTCTGGGGATATACATCACTTCATTTCCATACATACGAAGTGATTCAATGATCAGATCTTCTACAAGATACTGTTCATTTTTTATGCCATGTGTAAAATATACATTAGTAGTTGTCATGATTTATCCCATGAACCAACTTAGTGGAGCAGATTTTGTCATTAATTCATCTTCTAAATCTTTAATCTCATCAACTCCCTCTCTATATAAAGAATCACCATCTAGTGTGACGCCACCTGGAAGTTGTATACCGGAAAACTTTTTAATGTTTGTTGCCCACATCTTTTTAAATAATGCAGTTGTATAATGTTTTAACCATAACTCTCCCCACATTCTAGGAGCAGTGACAGGATCTAAAGCACCATAACCATCAACCATTAGATATTGACCAATAAGAGCATCTGCTTGCCATTTAATATCAAGATATAGTTTGTTTGTAAATCTATTAAACCGAATATCAGGTTTGGCATTAAGTTCAAAATCTAGCATTGACAAATGACTCATTACAGTTTTATAATAGATCATAGAGGTAGATGTAACATCATATAAGTCATGCAAACGTAATTGATATTGTAAATCAAACATATTCTTTGAAGAAGATGCTTGAGACATAGGAATAACTCTAGTCACACCATACAATAAATCAGGAAGCGTAATATATCTATTATCAAATACACCTTTAACTACTGGAGAAGTTAAACTTAATGTAGCAGAAATTATATCATTTGAAATAGTTTCTCCAGCAAGGAAATTACCGGTTATATTAACTACAAGAAGAACATTTCCTGTAGAAGTTCTTGATTCTGTTCTAGTACCTTCATCTAAAACTACAAATGCTGTAGCACCAGATGTTGCTCCAGTAACTTCAGTTGCATCACCAAAAGATGCAGCATTATTAGTTGTAAGATTTAACACAGAAGCAGTAATCATATATTTGGCATATACTTGTTCAATACCTTCTGGATGATATAATCTCCAATATTCTACTGCTTCATCAATACGATCTTCTAGTTGATCATCATCAACATTTATTTCAAGCACTGGTGCACCTAATGCTCTTAATGCATATTGTTTTAAACCTTCCCTTGTATTTACTGTTGCCATCTTAATGATCCAATAATTAGTTCTATATTCTATTTATTAAACACCGCATTGAACATATTTTGGACTACATGTACCAAAATT